GATAGAATAGGTATAGCAATATCAGACTCATTTAACGGCTATGTACTAGCTAAAGTATAAAGGTTTACAGATGGCTGAATCAGCAAAAGTTACAATAAAAGAATTTGACGGCACACAATTAAACCCTAACATTACTTCTACAACTGCTTATTTTGCTGGTATGTTTGAGAAAGGCCCGGTAAATACCCCTATAATAATAAGTTCTGCCAGACAATTTAAAAATATATTTGGTAGAGCTTTACCTATTAATATTAACGAGTGGTACCAAGTCTATAATTTTTTACAATACCCAGAACAATCCTCTATCTTAGTAACAAGGGTGATAGGTGATGAATCTTATAATGCATGTTGTTCTAAACCGTTTAATACCGAAAAACTTAAGATTAAAGACTATTCAGAATTCTTAGAAAACGAAAATACATTTTTAGAAGCTAATAATTTTATTAAAGTAGCTGCAAGGAATCCGGGTGAATGGGGAAATTTATTAGAAGTTTGTATTTTTACTTCTAAAGAATATAATAAAAATAAAGAAATAAAGAAAGGATTTTTTGCCAAAAATTTAACTAGATCTATAAATCCTGGTTATTATTTTGTAGCAGTATTTAGAAAAGATTTGTTAGTCGAATCTTTTAATATTAAGTTTGATGATATAGAAACTATTAATAGAACTTCTAATTATATATATTTAAAACAAAAATTTTTAGACTATAAGATTTACGATGGTAATTTATACTGGGTTAACGGTGATGAATTGTTAGCAGATGGTAATTTACCCCATGATTTAAAACCAGTATTTTATGGATCAAACAGTCTTAAATTATCGGGCGGTTATACAGAACAACCTAGCAAAGATGACATAATAGAAGCGTATAATTCCGTTGATAACAAAGAACAATATCAGTTTAGTATGGTAATTGCAAATGAGAGGTTTCCAAAAGCAGCTGTTAATTTAGTAGAAAATAGAAAAGATTGTATTGCAATTGTAGGTTCACCAAAAAATACAAACACTTTAGAACAAAACCTGGCTTATATATCCGATTTAAACTCTAATTATACATATTATGTCTCTAATTATAAAAAACAATACGATGAATTTAGCCAGAAACATTTTTGGTGTAATTTTGCAGGTGATATCGCGGGATTGAGAGCTAAGTTAACAGAGACACACGGTAATGCTGAATCTCACTGTAAAATTATTTATAATTTATTAAACATAGACCAAATAGAACAAAATTATAGTCTAGCTTTAAGAGATGTATTTGCTAATAATAATATTAATACAATAGTTAAAAATACTAATAATTATACAGTTTTAGGTGAGTTTTTATTAACCGAAAATACAACTAGAGATTTTACAACTAGGCTAATATTAAATGATATTGAGGCAAAGTGTGATAAAACTGCTAGATATTTTGTATTTGAGTTTAATGATGATTATTCACGAGCTGCTCTTAAATCTAACTTAAAGTTAATATTAGAAAGTGCTAAAGCATCTAATGAAATAGAAGATTATACGATTGTTTGTGATATTACTAATAATAAAGAGGCAGACATAGGTAAAAATAAGTTAATTTGTGATGTTTATGTTAAACCTAAATTCTTAGTAAATGAATTACAACTTAGATTTACTGCTTTAAGAGATTTTTAAAAAATTAACGAGGTTGAGATTTGGCTTTATTAACTTTTTCAACCTCTTTAGTTAATAAGCCTATATAAAGAATTCTTTCATACGGGTACATCTCAAATATACCTCTTATATCATAATGACCATAAAATACTAGTTTATTAATAGTCTCATAAAAAATAGAAATGTCTTCTTCTGATAAGCTAGATACACATAATTTAAAATCATTAAGATTAAATTTATTATTACAGTTACAATACGGACATTTGTGATCTCTTAAAAAATTTAATTTTGCTTTATTATTATTAATATAAGAAATTACTTTTTCATAATCTTGTATTTCTAATTCATCTAAATCATAATTAACAAAATCTTGTGGGTTATCCGATATAACATTATTGTATTCTTCTGTTAATTTAGAATCTGTTACCATATCTGATACATTCTCAGTTACATCAAATATCTTACCACAATTACTACATTTTATTTTAATATCGAAATCTTCACCTATAGAAATAGACCTAAGCATATAAATTAAAGCTATGTATTCATTATCTGTTAGATTAGAATTTGTTATAATATTATCTTTTAATAATAGTTTTAACTCATCAAGATTTCCTGCAAATATCAGTAAATCTCTTTCTTGTTTAGTAGTATAAGATTTAAGTATTACTTCTTTATTACAATATTTAATTTTTTTAATCATGTTTAATCGTGTTTAATTTGATAACCAAGTTTCCGGTAAGAAATCTGGTATTTCATTAAATACTAAAGTTTTTTTATGGTTACAATTTTTACAAGTATATTCTACTGTATTTTTAATAGAGAATCGTTTTTTGAATTGATCTAAAATATTATCTAACTCATCAGTCTCTAACTCATCAAACAACGCCTCCAAAGATTCCTTACTAAAATCAGTCTGTCCGTTAATTGATTCAATTCTTAATAACAAATCATCTAAAACACTACCTGAATTTATTATTAACTCGTTGTATTTCTTGATGTTTCTTACTGGTGCTAATTTAATAATATAATTGTCTGTTTTAATCTCGGTTACATCTGTTGCATTAAAACTTATAGAATCTAAATTTAGTTCTTTAACATTTTCACTACCACAATTATCGCATACGTATTTAAACTCTGTAAACTGGCCTATACTGGCTTGCCTTATCTTGGTAAGTACGTATTGTATTTCATCCGGTGATAACGCGTATTCTTTATCTAAACAACTAAAAACAAGACATTCTAAAGTATGTTTAGCTATTAGAACCTGATTATTATTATCTTGTTTAATTAGTTCTTTAAATTTTTTACGATCTTTGTTTTTCCATTTTCTAAATTTAATAACTTGTGAACCTAAATCTAAATCATAATATTTAGTCTCTGGTAAATTTACATTTTCTATCATTATAATCCTTTCTTATATATTAATTTTAATTTATCATATAAAGAATGTATTTGTTTTGGTGTATTTCTAGTAAATAATAACTGGTTATCTATGTTTTCAATTATAGAATTAGCATTTATACCTTCAGTTTTAATAGAATATGCTTTTATATCAGGTATAAATTTTAGTATTTCTTTAACTCTATAATACTTATTTTGATCACAAACTACTGCATTTATATTGATATCCTGGTTTCTTAATATTGCAGTTAGGTTTGCTGAGTTATAATGTTTTATTATGATATTTGGAAAACACTCTTTAATCATTTGTTCTCTTATTTTTCTTGTATTTATGGTGTCTTTATTTGATACTATACATATAACACCATTATCAAACTCTTTTAAAGCTTGCTTAATCATATCAAAATAAGTGTTTGTTAAAATACTAAATTTACTTATAAAAATAAAATTATTGTTACCTTTTAAAGATTTTATTACTAATTTTTTAATTATATGTTGTATATCTTCTTTTATTTGAAATTCAGTTTTCTTAGGATGTTTAAAATCTATTTTAAGTTTACCTAAAGATTCTGCATAATTTTTTAATATATTATTAATATTATTTTGTAAGAAAGGTCTTGGCTGCTGGGTGACAATATTTAGAGCTGCTAGTCTTATATGATTGCTATAAGATAGTTCTTCATCTTGTGTACCTTTAAACTTATTAATATTAATTTGTTTTAAGTTTGTATCATTTTGGTAAGATTGTTGATATTTAAATACACCATAAGAATTTGTTATAACAATGCCTTCTTCTTTACCGCCAAACTTACTCTCTACGCTTAATAATAAGTTTTTAATTCTATCTAGATAATCTTGGTAATTTTCCGGATTTAGTAAATTCTTAATCTGCATAAATTTTGATTTTAATTCATCATCTAATATACCATTTTCAAACTCTATTAGTTTGCCTGAGAATAGAGGTCTAGGTGTTCTGACTTTTAATATCTCGGCATAATTATCTCTTTTAAGGGTTTTAAAAGAACTTATACAAGATTTAAGTATACCGTATTGTTCTTCAAATACAGTACTAGAATACCCTATTAAGACCATCTTATGCCTGATTTTATAATCCGAATATAACTCTGGTTTATTCATTAAAAATTCTACAAAAAATTCTGTATTTACAGGTAAACTACTATAATCAATTTGTTTTAAGTGTTCAAATATAAATCTAAATTGTGAGTTAGATATAGAGTTTGATTTGATATTGTTTAACCCAGCAAAATCAAATTCATTCGGGTATTGTATTTGATTTTTATAAGAGACAACCCAGTCTTTTGTATAATCTCCTGTCTTATCTTTTAATAGCAGAGATAACATAACACCATCTGATTTTTGTTCAATTATGCATTCATCTGTTAAAAATTCATGTATTCTTTTAATAGAATTAAGATACTTATCTGCAGATTCTATTTTTACTTCTACACAATTCATTTATTTTCCTTTCTTAGTAATTGCAGTTACATGCACAATAAT